ATAATGACTTAATGAACAACCTATTATTCCTTTTCTATAATTAAAATCATTTTCTTTAAATAAGTTTTTAATAAACATACTAGGTTCTATTTTTTTCCCATCAATCGCTTCAAAAAATTCATAATTTGTTACATCATTTAATTTTAATTTATTTATCATTTGTTCTTTTCTATCTGGACGTCTAGCTAAATTTATTATATTTATTTTATATTTATTATTTGTATTTGTGAATTGATCTTTAAACAATACATTTTCCCACTCTTTTGCTCTATTAGACCATGAACATGATAATGCGTACTCTTTACCTCGTTTTCTCAACAATATTTTTTGTTTATTTGTTAAACTAATAATTGTTTCTATTTCATTGCCTGCCTTCAATTGTATTCCATATTTGCCAACTGTATCTATTAACCCCGCCAAAGGATAATACAAACAAATGACTTCTGACATTAACATTTCCATTCCAGTAATACACGATGTTTCATTAAATATTGTTGGGTATAACCAATATTCAGCAGTTTTCATCTCCGCATATAATTGTTCTGTGGTTAACTTTCCTAGATACTTAATACTATCATATTTTTTTATAATATCCATTAATGCTACTTCTGGTTCCGTCCCATAAGTCGCTAAGACTAATTCAGCATCAGGTAGTTCAAGTAATATTTGTGGCCACAATTGTAATAATATATTTAAACCTCTTTCAGGTCTTGATGTATAAATAAATTTATTTATTTGTTTTTTCATTTTATTAATTTTTGTAAAACTATCAATATCTAGTCCATTATTTATTACTGTTATTTTGTTAGTTAATTCAGGATATTGCTGAGTAAATATATTGCGATGCCATTCAGTCAAACACACACATCCATCAATATATTTATCCCATTTTAACAAAATTTGGTTATCATTTAATTTGCATCCATAAGAGAGAAGATGTATATCATGTGCCCAAATAAAAGATTGATAAAAAGAGCATTCTTTGAACATTTCATAAAATGAAATATATCTGGATACAATTACCGTATGAAAAGGAGTTGTTTGGAATAAATTTGTTAGTTGATTTAAATGAATATAAGTAACATTATCAAAAGTTTCATTTTTAACACAGCCACTGACATAAATATTATATTCTTTTGGAAAGCATTTGCTAAGATAAGCGACCGCTTTTTCAGATCCACCTAATGCGTTATTTTTTAAATACGAATAGTTCCATTCTGTATCTAAAAATCCAGTATAAATTAATATATTTTTACTGAACGCACATTCTTCTTTTGAAAAAGTTTGAACTTTATTTGTTATAGGTATAGTATTAAAAATATAACTAACATCTATTCCAAATCGTGTATCATAATCTTTTAAGCATTCTATTGTATCTAGTGGAATTCCTTGATCATATAAAAAAATTAAATATTGATTTGCCAAAGAAATAAACTGATCTTTGTTTTCAGCTTTTACATACTGAATAAAAAATTGTAAATTATATAAAAAATTACGAATATACCAAATATCAGTTATCGGCATTTTTTTTATAAATACGATTTCAAACATTCTAATTACACAATCAAGATCTTTTACTTTATCAGCAATTAATATCATGTAATAAGGCATAAAGAAATTATATTTGTCAATTGATACAAATAATTTTTTATCGGGCTTAACAGTTAAATAGTGATTCTCGTAATATTCCTTTACTATTAAGTAATAACTATAAGCTATATGATATTGACCTTCACAACAATAATGAACTAACAAAGGATATAAACATTCAACCCTTTCACTATCATATTTAAATGCCTTAACTAAATAAAAAAACCCGGTTTCCTTTTGATTTAATTTTTCATAACAATCATAAATATATAAACAAGATACATATTTTTCTTGGTCCCAATTCTCTTGTGACAATGTGATTTTATACCATTTAATTGCTTCTTCAAATGATCCATAATCTTTGTAACTATTCGCACAATAAAATGCGTATCTTTGATATAATGGATCTTTTTTTATTAAAGCTTCCGCATGAGCTGCTTCTAAAATTTTCGCATCCTTCAAATACTTATCCGGATCTTGGCTTCTATTTCCACAGCGTCCCGAAACCACATAATAATTTCCTTCAATTACTGTATTTGTAGTAGGTCCTGTTTCCAAACAACAAATAAATTCATGTATTACTGATTGATACATAAAACGTTTTTTATTATTAATTAGTAAAACCCGAGTATAAGCTGTACCAACTTCGGATCCAAATTTTAAATGATACTCGTCGTATTTAAGATCATATACTTGAGGCATTTGAATATCTCCAATAATTTCATCATCCGCATCAAAAACTAAAAGTAAATCTGTTTTATTAAATGCGTATTGTAGAGCTAATGATCTATTATGGGCAAAATTTAACCATGTATCTTGAAATAGCTCACCAGGTATATTTTTGCTTGCGAAAAAAGCCTTGATTATTTCTTGAGTATTATCTGTAGAACCAGTGTCGCAAATAACCCAATAGCTGAATTTAATTTTTTGACATAGTTTTTCTAGTGTTTGTTTAATAATATGAGACTCGTTTTTAACAATCATGTTTAAACAAATAGTAGGATTCACTTTTTCATTTACCTTTTCTGAAATAATAAAATCCATTATTTATAATAATTAATTAAATAACTTATATTTAACTAATTATTTATTATTTATTATTTATTATTTGTTATTTGTTATTTGTTAGTTAATAAATGTAAATAATGATTAAAATCATTGAAATAGTCATATTGATTTATTTTTTCTACTATTTTAATTAGTTCTTCTTCCGTTGTAAAAATAGTGAAATTGGTTTTAAGTTTAATATGAGCAATACCTCTATAATTAATATTATAATAATAAGAAAAAGATAACTTATCTTGATAATGAACTAACAAATAATATATAGTTTTCCAAACATCACCAGTCCATTCTTCCCCATATTTTAGAATACCATTCTCGTAGTAATGTCTTAATGGTATTGTTAGTTGTTCATTATAATTAAGTGGAATAATATCATCAATTAAAATAGATCCATTTTCATTTAAAAAATGTATACTATTATTAAAATCTCTTAACACATTTTCTGAGAGATGCATTCCATCAATAAATATTACATCAAAGCTCTTTACACATTTTTCAAAATAATCATCTGAAGTACAAATATGAATATTTTTGTTACTAAATTTTGGATCAGGATCTACACCTATTTTATTTAAAAAATGAACATTATTAAATGTGTATCCGTTTTCTACACCAATTTCTAAATAATCATGATTTTTATTTGTTAGTTGATTTATTATTTGATGTCTAGCATTTAATAAGGTATTATATTTGGGTCTATGTATATCTACATTAATGATTTCATATTTTTCTGTAGATAAATACATAACTTTAAAATAATTTGTTAGTTCTTCATTTGTATGATCTACTAATGTATAACATTTCATCTTATCTAACTTTAAATAATCTAACCGTGACCATAAATATTCATTTGTACATTTATTATCTAACAAAATAAAATCATATTGAAACTCTGGATTTTCATTTGTATACATGCTAGTTATTCGTTCTAAATTGTTTAATAAGCTATCATAACCAATAATACAAATTTGGTAGTTTGAATTAGTATTAACTAACAAATTACAATATTTGTTAGTATAAGTTGTCGGATCTCTTAACCAAATTTGAGAATGATTTGTTATGTATGTTTCATCTTCATATGCGTCAAGTTTCTTCATTGTATCATGTATATTATATATGTCATAATATATTGGACTAATATGATTTGGACCTATACGATTAATTTCCGCATTTCTAATAAGTGAAAAGTTGTTTTCACCTTCATTCATATATTGAATATACCCTAATTTATGAATTTTTGCCATTTTGTATCCTTTGACTTTATTAATACAACTTTCCGTACAACTTAAAGCGGTCCTTAGCAAAATTTCATAGTCATCACATATATGTAAATGCTCACAATAATTACCTAATTCTAATAAAAATGTACGACGCCATATTCTTGGATGATTTGGACAGCAAACTAAATGACTCAATGTAATATTATTTATGTTAGGTGTAATATATACCAATCTCCATTGATCTTTATATTTCATAGAATAATATCCACCATATCCCTTACAAATAAAATCACCATACCATTGGTTTTCTCCTGATTCATATACGCAAATAAAATCCATATAAATAAAACCTACTTCTGGACTGATATCAAATAAATTAGCAGCATCTTGTAAAACATCAGGCAAAATCTCATCATCATGATCCATTTCTAAAACATATTTCCCCCTACATAAACTAACAGCTTCATTTTTTACATTGCCTATACTACCATTATTTTGCGAATGTCTATAAAATCGTATACGATTATCATGTTGAAAATTTTTTCTTAAAAACTGAAAATGGTTGTCATCTGGTGAATCATCAATAATAACCCATTCCCAATCCTTTAAAGTTTGTAATTTTAAACTATCATACACCCGCAAAATTTTATGATATGAATTATATGAAGGTGTAAAAAGAGAAAAAGTTGGTCTTAAAAACTCTCTTGATAAAGAGCAATTCGCAATATATTTCATATTAACATATTTATTGAATGTTTCAATGACAGGCAATTGAGTTAAATGAAGTCGTTTAACAAACATTTTTTCAGAAATAACTTGTAACAAATCATCATTATATTCTTTATCAGATGATCCATAAGTAATTAATAAATGGTAATTCGCATTATGAAGTTTTTCAACCTTTTTTACATTATCAGTAATATAAATACTACAATCAAGTTTTTTTTCATTTTCTGTAAAAAATTGATCAATGTAACTATATTTATTATGACGAAAAAATATAATAAATGGAAATTTCATTTGTTATATATTTATTTTGAAATATATTTAAATAATAATAAATAATAAATAATAATTGTATATTAAAATTCTGGAGTATGTTTTTTAAATATACATCCTTGAGGTATTAATCCTTTTACTTCTGTTGTTACTGATGCTGGATTTTGAAAATCACAATTACTCATCCAAATTTTTATAATACAAAAATTCTTTTTAGGTGAAATTGTTATTCCTGTTACACAATTAACAAATGAAGTTTCCGGGCTAATTGTTTCACCAACAAGTACATAATTTAGTTCTCTCCAAACATCACATACATTTTTATTTGATACTTTGTATGAAAAGCATCCGCCATTTCTATTTTTTGAATCTTCCCACATTGGAGTAATCCCTTCTCTCATTACGAATAACATGCTGGATTTTATTAATGGATCAGGAGTTATATCAGTTATCACAATAGCATCTTCAAGAGTTTTAAACTCATGTATCTTTTTATAACTTTTAAATGTCCAATCTGAGTCTTGAGGTAGATGTGCCCACAAAACCCATTTATTTTGTAATTTATGACTGCTTCCAATATCATTGGAACTAATATTATTTTTCATTATTTTGGTATTGCCTTTAGTATCCATTGTTTGTGGAGTAGCCATTATACATATATTAAATCAATTTTTTTAAATTATTTTAATAATATTATTTAATATAATTTAAATGTCATTAATTATTTGTTTTTAATTCAGTTATACCCTTTTCTTCTGTTATTTTTTCATTATTTATACGATACCCATTTTTTTCAATAACAATAAATTGGGTTATATCTAAATAAATCATATTTACTTCGTGATCCATTAATTCCAAACTATATGATTTTTCATCGTCTATAACAAAATTAATATTATTCAATATTACATTTATATAGTACTGTAAAAAAAGTTTGTTAATTACATTTCCTACTAAATAATAATTATATTTATCTGTTTTCAAATTTATGTGATATCGTACATCATTATAATTTAAATATAACGCAATAAATGCGATATCTGATGGCTCAAATTTACATATTTCTGGTTCAATATCATATAATATTTTTTTATTTATGTTAGATGGTTCTGAAATTAAAATAACAACTGGGTTTAAAATTTCCATTTTTAAAAAATCTTCATCATATTCTCTTTTTAAAACTATTTTGTTAGTTGTAATATTGAAAATCTCAACTTCTGTTTTTGGTTCATCTTTTATGGATGAACAAATATTATA